CCACAAGGTTATTTTGCACCGACATATAGAGATATAAGAGATACATTTTGGCCAACATTCGATGAAGTGGCCTTTAACTTTGGATATAATACCAAAATTAACAAATCTGACAAAGAGGTTCATCTTTTTAGAGGAAAGTTATATTATGGTACTATTATTTGTCGTTCTATGGATCAACCAGGTTCTATAGTTGGGTTTAAAATAGCTAATGGATTAGTTGACGAAATAGATGTTTTCCCAAAAGAAAAGGCTTTACTTGCATGGAGAAAAATAATAGCAAGATTAAGATATGTAGTTGATGGAGTTGTAAATTCATTAGGAGTGACAACGACACCTGAAGGTTTCAGGTTCACGTATGACACATTTGCACTAAATCCAACAGAATCATATTCAATGGTTCAATCGTCAACATATGAAAATGAAAAAAACCTCCCTAATGATTATATACCTTCACTTTATGAAACATATACACCAGAACTTGTAGACGCTTATATCAATGGTGAGTTTACAAACCTGAATTCTGGAACCGTATACAAGTATTACAACAGAAAAAAGCACAGGTCAAAAGAAATCGTAAGAGAAAGAGAACCGATATTTATCGGTCAAGATTTTAACGTTGGCAATATGTGGTCAGCAATATTTATACAAAGGGGAAAAGTCTGGCATTGTGTCGGGCAGTTAAAAGGTGTTTATGATACTCCTGAATTAATACGAATATTGCAAGAAAAATATCCGAAAAACGAAATAACAATTTATCCTGATGCTTCTGGCAAATCAAGGAAAACTGTAAACGCATCTATTTCTGATATTTCGCTGCTTGAACAATCAAGGTTCAGGGTAAAGGCTAACAAAATAAACCCGTTTGTAAAAGATAGAATCAATTCAGTAAACAAGGCTTTTCAAGACGGTAAGGTTTTGGTAAACGATCGACTTGCTCCAGATATTGCAGAATGCCTTGAAAAACAGGCTTATGATGACAATGGGGAACCTGACAAAAAAAGCGGTTTTGACCATGGTAATGATGCTTTTGGTTATCCGATAGCATTTGAGATGCCAGTTAACAAAAAAGTATTTTATTCAAAAATCGGATTCGGGAGATAATAATAATGGCTGAAAAAGAAATTGATTATGTAAATGATGAATACAAAAAATTTGTCAAAAAATGGAAAATCATTGATGACATTTGCAATGTGGAAAATGTAGAAGATTATATAAAAACTCTGAATGCAAATGATACAAGCTTGGAAAATATAGAACGTAATAGGCTGTTTAAAGAAAATGCTATATTTTACGAATTAGCTTCATTTACAAGACAAACTCTTCTGGGTTTACTTTTCAAGAGGTGGCCAAAATTAAATGTTCCAAAATTGCTTGAATATGTAGAAAAAAATGTAAATGGTGAAGGAATTTCCATTTATCAATTATCTCAAATGGTCGCTAAAGAGGTAATTGGAAAAGGTAAAGCTGGATTGCTTGTTGATTTTCCACAGGTTGACGAGCAACCAAGCGCAACTGACATGGCAGAGTTAAAGTATATTTCAACGATTCATTATTTCAAACCAGAACAGATATTATTGCCTGTTGAAACTATTACTGTAGGCGGTGTTTGTGTGCTGTCAAGGGTAAGGCTTTCTACAAGCGTTGAAGAGAACTACGAAACAATTCCAGTGATACGTGAATTGCTTTTAGACAATGGTATTTATGTTTCAAGGGAATGGAGAAACATAAAAGAAAAATGGGAAATGGTAAATGAAACGTTTGTAAAAGGTGGCAATGGCCAATATTTGAATTACATTCCATTTGCCTTTGTTGGTTCTGAAACAAATACGAAAGAAACGAGTCAACCTCCATTGTATGGAATTTGTAAAATTAACATAGGGCATTATAACAATAGTGCTGATTATGAAGATTCTTGCCATACTTGCGGAGTTATACAACCTTGGGCTTCAGGTCTGTCAATGACAGAAATAAAGGAGATGGAAGAAAACGGCTTTTATTTTGGTTGTGGTAGACTTATCGGACTTGGCGAAGGTGGGACATTAGGATTTGCACAAGGTCAACCAAACCAGATAGTACGTGAGGCAATGGACAAAAAAGTAAATGATATTGTTGGTCTTGGTGGATCATTTATAATGCCTGGAAGTGCTGTAAAGACAGCTACGCAATCGGAAGGTGAACAAGACATGCAACATTCAAAACTTTCCCTTATAGCAAGCAATATAAGTGAAGCTGTTACAAAGTGTTTGAACTGGGTATGTAACTTTATGAATATTCCAGCTACAGATGATCTTGAATATACCATTTTCCAAGATTTTAAATCATACAAAACAGATGCACAAATGATAACCGCTTTGTCAAATGCGATTACAGCTGGTCATTACAGAAAAGAAGCTTTTGTAAATTGGCAGAAAAAACATGGCATTGAAGATGAAGAGCTAAACACAGATGAAATACTTGAAGAGCTTGAAGAGCAAAGTCCTAAAGTAACAATGCCAGATTTTAGCGTTGAGGACGAAGATTAACACATGGCAAAAACACCATCAAAACTGATTAACATTGCAACAAGACACCAGTTATTTCTGGAAGGTCACAAAACGCATATTGCTAATCAGTTTGATCCATTTCTTAAACAAATGGTAAAATCACTTGAGAAAAGAATTGCTACAAAGCAATTGACAGAATTTTCAAGGAATAGAGTTGAAAAACTAATTGCTAAGCTTCAGGAAGATATTTCAGACATTTACAAAAATTATTATGGTGTTTGGAAAGATCAGATTGTTGACTTTGCGAAATACGAATCTGAGTTTGAAGTAAAATCCTTTAAACAAGTTGTTAAATTCGATTTTGTTGCTCCCAGTCGTAAACAGTTACAATCTGCTGTGTTTATGGCACCATTAAATACCAAGGATTACAAAGGATATTTGCTAAAACCGTTTTTTGAAGAGTGGTCAGAACGTACAATTAAAAAGGTCGGTGGGATAATCCGTAATGGATATACGCAAGGATTAACAACACCACAAATTGTAAGGGAGATCAAGGGAACTAAAGGATTAAAATTTGCTGATGGGCAATTGGCAAGGGGTAAAAAAGATATAACACTTGTTACAAGAACAGCTTTACAACATACAGCAAATGAAGCCCGTCAAGAAACGTGGAAAGAAAACAAGGATATTGTTAAAGGCGTTCGAATTGTTGCAACATTGGATGATAGTACAACCGCAGAATGCAGGTCAAGAGATGGGTTAATATATCCTATTGGTTCTGGTGAGTTCCCACCATATCATATAGGATGCAGGACCACAACCGCAGCTGTACTTGATGAAAGATATTCTTTTCTCGATTCGAATTCGACAAGGGCAGCAAGAAACGAATCTGGAAAAGTTGAATATGTTCCAGCAAAGCAATCTTATTATGAATGGCTTAAAACACAACCTGACAAGGTTCAGGAGTTCGCACTTGGTAAACAAAGAGCAAGGTTGTTTCGTGATGGTGGAATAAGTGCAGAACGATTTAGGAAGATAAACGTAGGCAAGGATTTTCAACAAATAAGCTTAGATGAATTAAGAAAGCTTGAACCATTAGCTTTCGAAAAGGCGGGATTGTAAAAAAAATAAATAAACAGGTTGACAAACTCTTTGTTTGTGTGTAAATTAACGTATAGTATACAATTGTCTGAGATGGGCAATTAACAAATAAACTTAAACCGAGAGGGTTTAAAATGGCACTTGATTTAGAACTTGACAGTTTGGATGGAATTGATGAAAAGTTTCATTCAGAGTACAAAAAAGGTGATGACGGGAAGTATCGCCTTGATGTATCCGGTTTGCCTGATGTAAATGGATTGAAAAGCGCACTTGAAAAAGAGCGTGAATTTCGTAGGGATTACGAAAAACAATTCAAAGCTGCAAACGATGAACTGGAAAAACTGAAGCTGGATTCTTTGAAAAAAGGCGGCAAAAACGATGATCTGATAAAAACCTATGAGGAAAAAGTAAATAGTATGAAATCAGATTACGAAAGTAAACTTTCAGAATTAAACAACTATGTCAAGAATAGTGCTGTTGATTCTGAAGCCGCAAAGATCGCTTCTAAACTGGCAAGAGCTGTAAAAGGTGCCGATGGTAAAGACTATTCGACCTATGAAACTCTTTTCGAGATTGTCAAACACAGAATGACGGCAGAAGTCAAAGATGGGCAAACTAAGGTTACCATTCTTGACAAATCCGGCAAACCAAGTTTGACTTCAACAGATGAGTTTTTAACAGAGTTGAGGAACACACCGAGCTTGATGCCTTTGATTGCTGGTACTGGCGCATCTGGTGCAAGCAATCAGGCACATGGTGGCGGAAGCTCTTTAACAGGCAAACTTTACAGGTCGGAGATGTCTGCAATACAAATAAAAGAATTTATTGACAAAAACGGGCGTGACAAATATTTGGCACTCCCTGCAAAACGTCCTAAAGGAGATTAACAATGACTGCTAAGGGTACTGTAAAT